CTGCCACTCTCTGTTTGTCCTATACCTACGTCATTATGTATGCCGCCTAAATCTTGGAATTAAATTCTGTAAAAATTTTCAGAATCCATATCTCCATATACTGATTTTGTATGAGTTGTTAAGGCACTTGTAGTAATAGCACCACTAGTAATAGTGCCTGTAACATCTATCCCTGTTGAGGTTGTGGCTAGTTTGAGTGAGTTGTCGTGGTAGAGTGTAACTGCACCATTGGCAACAGCACTTATCATATTTTCTTGGGCTACTGACCTAGCTGTAACATTGTTAGCTTGTAATAATAAGTTACCACCTACAGGTGCATTAATAAAATTATTACCTGAAGAATGATAAATCTGTAAGTCATTAGAGTCACCAAAGTAGGCTTTGGAGTTGTCTGGGAAGTTTAGGTGGTTACTACCAAATGTCCAATAGTCATTAGTTTCATTCCATAGTAGTGAGACATTAGTTGACGTACCTCGTTCTATTTCAATCCCACCATTCTGTGATGGTGTTCCTGTCTCATCTGAATTAAGGACAATGATGTTATCACCGATATTAACTTCATTACTGTTGACTGTGGTTGTTGTCCCGGAAACGGTTAGATTACCACCAACAACAACGTTGCTTGTCGTAGTTACTGTCGTAAAAGTACCAGCTGCTGCTGAGTTAGCTCCAATGACTGCACCGTCTATTGAGCCACCATTGATATCTGCAGTGTCAGCTACTAAGCTATCTATGTTAGCTGTGCCGTCTATAAATAAATCTTTAAACTCTAAAGAGCTTGAACCTAAGTCAATATCATTGTCTGTAACTGGTAGAATAGCTCCATCGGCTATGTAGAGCTGTTGGACAGGATTACTACTAACTTCTATATAGAATTCAATGTGATTATTAGCACTATCTATTAAGACTTTATTGTTCGGTGTTGTTTCTCCAGCATCACCTATTAGGCCTATAACTGGACCTTCACTAGCTGTACCATCGTGTTTGTGACCAGTAGCATTACTAAAAACTGCTAATAAATGGTCATACTCATTGTTAAATAATGCTGCGGTGATGGTATCGCCATCAGTAAATGTACTTTGTCGGGTATATCCTGCCATGTCTTATCTCCTGCCTGAAGGTATGTAATCTACATAAAAACCATTTATAATGTAGGGTGAATTTGAATCATTACTTGAGAATCTAAAATTGTTACTGTGTCCGCTACCTACTAGTGATTCTCTAACTAGTGGTTGCTCTGCTGCTCCAAATATTGCTTGACCAAAAACTGACTGACCAAAAAGAGCTGGAGCAGGTACTGAATCTAACAGTATGTCTTCTGGTTGTGGTATATCAGAGCTACTATAATCATATCTAACTCTAAGTGTTGGTTGTATGCTACTTTCTGGTGTTATAGATATCTTAATATAATGCAAAGTTTTTAGAGTACCAAAGTCACCATAATCATAATCTGGTGTTTCATAAATAGCATTTATACTAGAACCATCAAAGCTATACCCAACATCGTGAGTATAAATATAACCATTAGTATCGCCATGATAATAAACTTCAACACCATTGCTATCAAAGTTTGAGTTGACACTTGTTACTTCTAAACCTAATAGTTCTGACCATTGAAAACCGTTTGGTCTTAAGGTGCCTACTATGCCCTTTTGAGCTGAGTTAGCTAAATTTACATTAGTGTAGTAAAGTCTGTATTGTGACTTTTCTCTAATAACTAAACTATTAATAGTATAGTCATCTATGTTTCGAGCTAATTCACTCACAACTGGTTGTATTTGTTTTGAAACTGTACCTAACTCAACGTCACCAATTCTTGCTGTTCCGGCAACTGTTCTGAAACCATCAGCTGCTAAGAATAATAAGTCACCACCAATCTCTTGAATACTGTAGCCACTTAAACAACCTACATTATCTGTAATTGGGTCTATCCTAACGGTATCAGAGCTATGAAGATTAATAAGTTTATGAATACTATTTTCACAAAATATAATTAAATCTTCACGGAAACCTTTAATACCTACAACTTGGTCTGATAAAGTAAAACTACCACCAGCTGCAAAGTTATCAAAATCATTAACTTGACTATGAAAAACAGTATTTAAGTTACCTGCTACCCCTGCTGCTATTAAATG